GGGAGCGGCTCGGGAAGCTGGCGGAGGTCTACAACTACCACCTGAGCAAGAACGAACTGAAAAACCGATACTACGAGGGGAGAATCCCTCTAAGCGAAGTCAATCTCGGCCTTGCGCTGCCGAAGGGCATGAAGGGCCTTGAGATTGACTGCGCGTGGGGCGCAAAGACGGTGGACGTGCTGGCGGCAAGGTCGATGTTCGACGGATTCGTCGGACTGAACGGCGGGGACCTGACGGAACTCGACCAGATCATGAGCGGGAACCGGTTTATCGCCGAGTACAAGAAGGCGGTCCGGGACGAACTCAAATACGGGTGCACGTTCGCGACGCTGGCGGCTGACCGGGAGATCAGGTGCAAGATCCGCCTGCACTCGCCGGAGACGGCGGCGGCGCTCTGGAACGGCGAGAAGGGACGCATCGACTGCGGCCTTGCCATCGTCGACACGGTGCCGGACGAGAGCCAGAGCGGCGTCTGGGTGCCGGCAATCGTGAACTACTACACCGAGCGGGCCATCTACGTGATGAAGCGCGTGGCGGGAGACCGGTGGATTGCAACGGCGTATCCGCACAAGATGGGCAGACCTCTGATGGAGGCGTTCGTCTGGGACGCGACCAGCAAAAAACCGTTCGGCCGGTCGAGACTAAAGTCTCCGATCCGGAGACTGATTCAGGGCTACGTCCGGACCATCGCAAACGCGACCATCGGCCTGGAATTCTCGACCAGCCCGCAGAAGTACCTGCTCGGCGTCACGGAAGACCAGTACGAGACCATCGTGAACGACAAGTTCAAGCAGTACGTCGGAAGCATCATTGCCGGCACGGTCAACCCGGAGACCAACGAGAAGCCGACCTTCGGCCAGCTGCAGCAGGGCACCATCTCTCCGCATGTGGAGATGATGCGGCTGCTTGCGACGCAGTTCTCGGCGGCCACGGGCCTCAGCGTCACGGACACCGGCATCGTTAACGACGCGAACCCTACGAGCTCCGACGCAATCCTGGCCCAGAGTCAGACGCTTGTCGCGATGGCAGAGGAACTCAACACCGGGAACGGGAACGCGCTGCGCACGGTGGCCCTGATGGCGCTTGCGATCGCAAACAACAAGAAGCTCGATGAGCTCACGGAAGAGCAGACCGGCATCGTGGCGCACTTCAAAAACCCGGCCATGCCGTCGGTGGCGGTCACGGCGGACGCCGCCATCAAGATCGGATCTGCGCGGCAGGGCTTTGCGCAGACGGACGTCTTTTTGGAGATGATCGGATTCGATCAAGCGGACATCCGCAGAATCAAGGCCCAGGAGAGCCGGAACCGGGGCATGAGCTTCCTCAACGACCTGATTGAGGTTCCGACAGCGGGACAGACGGGAGAAGGGAGCGGAACCGGGGAAGAACCGGAACCTGCGGGAGCGGGTGAGACCGCATGACCGTCAGCAACAAAGCATGGCAGCAGTACATCAAGACGCTCTCGGCCATCGATCAGACCGCGGCGAGGAAATTTGAAGCCTTTGTGAGCGGGCTGGACATCGCGAAGTACAGCAACCGAAAGAAGGCAATCGACTACGCCGTGCGGCTGGCGTCCGTTTACGGGGAGAGCGCGGCCGCAGCGGCCTGCGAGATGTACGACGCCATCGCGGCGGCGGCCGGAATGTACTATCCGCTTGCCGAACCGGCAGCGCTGCAGGAGAACATCTACGGCGAAGTCGCGAAGACCGTAAACGGCATGATCAAGCAGCAGGCGTCACCGGAATCGATGGGGCAGGCCATCGGGAGACTTGTCAAGCGCACAGCAGCGGACACGACGCTCAAGAACGCCATCCGAGACCGGGCGGAATTCGCCTGGATACCGAGCGGCGACAGCTGCGCCTTCTGCATCATGCTGGCTTCCAACGGATGGCAGCCGGCGACGAAGGCGGCCATGAACGGCGGGCACGCGGAGCACATCCACGCAAACTGCGACTGCGAGTACGCGATCCGGTTCACACCGGACACGGAATACGCCGGATATAACCCGAGGGAATACCGCGACATGTACGATGAGGCCGACGAAGACGGGAAGAGCTGGGAAGCAAGGGTAAACGTCATGCGGCGCCAGCAGTACGCCGAGAAGAAGGACGAAATCAACGCGCAGAAGCGGGAAGCCTACGCCGCCAGACAGGAGCGGCTCGGCGAAAATCAGGAAAAAGCATAAACATGCACCGATATACGGTGATTCAGGCTCGCGGGAAACCGGCGGGCCTTTGTCATACACATCTTAGGCCGGAATGCCGTAAAACTACCAAGGCGAGCGGACGCAACCCGCGTTATCAAAGCGGAGCCGAAAGGAGCACAGCATGAAGAGAGAAGACATCACCAAACTGTTTCCGGACGCGACCAAGGATCAGATCGACCAGATCCTGAACATCAACGGCGCGGACATCGCCAAAGCAAAAGGCGAGGCTGAAAAAGCAAAAGGAGATCTGGATACCTACCGGGCAGATCTCGAAACCGCGCAGAAGCGGATCAAGGAGCTCGAGAAAGCGGGAACCGACCTGCAGGCCGCAAAGGAACGGGCCACAGCGCTGGAAACCGAACTGAACGGACTGAAGGACGCGAACCGGATCCGGGACATTCGGGCAGCGGTCGCAAAGGAAACCGGCGTCCCGATGGAGCTGCTGACGGCAGACAGTGAGGATGCGTGCAAAGCACAGGCAAAAGGAATTCAGGACTATGCCAAGAGCGGGAACTATCCGGAAGTCAAAGACGGCGGAGAAACGCCGACACCGGCGGCGACGGGAACCGCGGGAGCCTGGCAGAACCTGATTTCACAGATCAATTCAAATTCGAATTAAAAACAGGAGGTAAACAACAATGGCAAACACCACTACGAGCAAAGTAAACGGCGAGGCGATCTTTCCGCCCGAGCTGGTAACGGAAATGTTCAATGCCGTCCGTGGCCACAGCGCACTGGCGCGGCTCTGCACGGCAAAGCCGATGCCCTTCGCAGGCACGAAGGAAATGGTCTTCACGATGGACGGTGAGGCCGAGATCGTCGGCGAGGGCGCTCAGAAGTCCCCGAACGACGCAGGCTTCAATCCGGTCACCATCGTACCGGTGAAGTTCATCTATCAGCACCGCGTGACGGACGAATTCAAGTACATGAGCGAAGAGGCGCAGCTTCCCTATCTGCAGGCCTTCGCCGACGGCTTCGCGAAGAAGATCGCACGCGGCCTCGACATCGCCGCCATGCACGGCATTAACCCGATCTCCGGCGCGGCTTCCACCGTGGTCGGAACCAACCACTTCGACGCGAAAGTCTCTCAGACGGCCACCTACACCGCCGGCACTTCCGTCGCGGACGATGTGCTGGACACCGCAATTCAGACCATCCTCGGCAACGAGAAAGAGGTCAACGGCGTCGCCATGAGCGCACTGTTCGGCCAGTACATGGCAGCGGTCAAGGTCAACGGCGTCGTGCAGTATCCCGAATTCCGCTTCGGTGGCAAGCCCGCAGCCTTCGCCGGTATGGGCGTGGACATCAATACCACCGTAAACAAGAAGCTCTCCGCAGCGACCAGCCGCGACCTCGCCATTGTCGGCGACTTCGCCAACGCCTTCCGCTGGGGCTACGCCAAGAACATCCCGCTTGAGATCATCGAATTCGGCGATCCGGACGGCCAGGGCGATCTGAAGCGTCAGAACCAGATCGAGCTGCGCAGCGAAGCGTATATCGGCTGGGGCATCCTCGACGCGGGCTCTTTCTGCCGCATCGTCGATACCGTCACCGCGGGCCAGACGTCCTGACGTCATGAAATACCGGAACAGCAAAACGGGCGCGGTCATTGACGCGGCCTGCGAGATTTCCGGGGGAAACTGGGAGCCGGTGCCTGAAGAGGGCACCGGCATTCAGCCGGAACCGGCCAGAAAGAGCCGGAAGAAATCAGCGGCAAAAGCGGCTGAGGAAGACAAGGCGGAAAACGCCGGGGAGTGATCAAAATGGCGAGCTATGCGACCGTAAACGACGTCCAGAACCGGACACTGCGGAAGCTGAGCAACGATGAGCTGAACCTCGCGAAGAAGCTGCTGCAGGACGCGGCGGTGATCATCGATCTGTACGCGCCGGGGGCACAGGCGGACGCGAAGAAAATCGTCTCCTGCCGGATGGTGCTGCGGGTCCTGGGCGACGGGGAAGACACAGGCGTCCCGGTGGGCGCCAACCAGGGCACACAGTCGGCGCTCGGCTACAGCCAGACATGGAGCTTCCCAACGACGGGATCCTCCGGGGAACTGTACCTCGCGAAAATGGAAAAGCAGATGCTCAAGAAGGGAAACACGATCGGAAGCCGGAGCCCGGTGGAAGATCTGGTGCCGGAAGGCTGCTTCGAGGAGACGGACTGAGATGCTGAGAGGAATCACGGTAACGCTCTGGGAGCGGACGGAAAACGGCGTGGACGCCTTCAACAAGCCGCGGTACGACGAGACAGCGGTACAGGTGAAAAATGTCCTGGTGACGCCGGCAGGGGAGACCGGGTCGGAACTGCTGGACGCGACGGACCTCACGAGCCGGGAGGCGGACTACACGCTTGCGATCCCGAAGGGGGACAAGCACGCATGGGAAACCGGGTGCCGGGTGGACTTCTTCGGCGATTCCTTCCGGATCATCGGAAAGCCGACGAAAGGAATCGAGGCACTGATCCCGCTGTCCTGGAACATGAAAGTGCGGGTGCAGCGGATTGAGTAACTACCGGATTGAGCTCAACTATGCCGGCGTCGGCGAGCTGCTGCACTCGCAGGAAATCGCGGACGCGGTGAAGGAAGTCGCGGACCAGGTGGCGGCGAGAGCCGGCGACGGATACGCGACGGACGTCTATCAGGCCGGAACCCGCGTGATCGCGTCGGTCTACACGGAGACGGAGGAAGCCATGAAAGACAATCTGGACAACAACACGCTGCTGAAGGCGGTGGGCGGATGATGCTTGAACCGATCCTTCTCAGGGCCCTGGAAGAGGCCACAGGCTGCCCGGCCTACATGGAGCAGCCGGAGGACAAGCCGGAGCGTTATTTCGTCCTGGAGCGGACCGGAGGCGGCGAGCGGGGCGCAGAGAT